TGTTCTGGCTCTCGATGCTAAGGTGTCAACATCCGTTAATGTCGTCGCCGGCAACGGACTGACTGGCGGCGGCACGTTGGGCGGCAACGTGACCATCACCCTGGCGCCGCCAGGGACGCTGACGACAGGCACCGACAACGAGGTAACCGAAGGCTCGCACACGCATGCCGTCACGTTCCCTGTGACTTCGGTCAACAGCAAATCAGGCAGTGTGTCGCTGACGACGCAGGATATCAGCGAGAACGGCAATCTGTATTTCACTGGCCCGAGGGCATCAGCAGCAGCGCCGGTGCAGTCCGTCGCCGGCAGGACAGGTAATGTGCTGCTAGGCAAGAGCGATGTTGGCCTGGGAAGTGTCGACAACACCAGCGACGCACAGAAGCCTATCAGCACTGCCGTGCAATCCGCGCTGAACGCCAAGGCTGGCACCAGCAGCCCGACGTTCTCTGGCGTCGTCAACGTGAAGACGGACGGATCCGCGTCAGAAGTTGTCGCTGAAGGTGCGCACGGCGATGGCGGCGCCGGTGGTCGCGTCAGAATGCGATCGTCTCGGGGAACCCTGGCCAGCAAAGCGCAAGTGCTTGATGGCGACGTTGTCGGCGAAACGCTGTTCGAGGCGTGGGATGGTGGCGCATGGCGCACGTCGGCAATCATCCGCGCGGTAATCGAGGGCGCAGCAGGGGCCGGCGATATGCCGACATCCTTGGTGATCTCGACGACCCCGGACGGGTCGTCGACCCCTGTCGAGCGCGTCAGGATAAAGCCCAACGGGCAATTCATATTCAAGGCAGCAACCGGCAACAGCATAGTCGCCATGGGCGGCGGCACGGTTGTCGATTGCTCTCAGGGCGATTATTTCGTGAAGACGATCAGCGGTGCATTTTCTCCAACTTTCGTAAATGTTCCGCCCGGATTGCTGTACGGCGCCGTCATTAAGGTCACTCACAACAGCGGCGTGATTACCTGGCCCTCTTCAGTTCGCTGGGTGCGCAACATCGCGCCGGCTTTTACTCCCGGCAGAACGCACCTGTTCGGCTTTCTCACAGACGACGGCGGACTAAACTGGATGGGCGTAACCCTGCCAGACTTTGTGGTGTCCTGATGAATAGCGCTCTGCGCATGCTCATTTCCGCCGGGGGCGTCGGCGCCCCAGAGGCGATCATCGTCGGCACAACCAGGGTAGTCACCGGCCCAAGCGTCAATATTGCGCTCCCGTCGGGACTTCAGGCTGGGGACTCCGTTTTTGTTTTTATCATTCACGGCGGGACGCCAGGAAAAACCGTCACCCCCCCTGAAGGATGGCAGGGCTGGCAGTCCAACAGCTCAGATTTTTCATTCGCCATCAACCACAAAATAATGGGCGCTACGCCAGACAGCACTTACTATTTGAGTGCAGACCTGACGGAGTGGTCGGTGATGACCATTGCCTATCGAATTCCTGGTTATGCTGTGCTGCTGGAGCGTTTTGACGACCTATCTGATGAGTTTTTGACAGGATCTACAGGCGCTATAGCGCCAGTGAGGGATGTCACAACTCTGTCAGAAAACGCCTTTGCGATCGCGGTGATGGGTTATGTCAGCAACGTCGAGCAGGTTGTCACTCCGCCATCTGGCTTTGGCGACATGGAGACCCAAGCCAGATTAAAGAATGGCGACACGTCAACAATCGCAGTCTCTCACCAGACTATAAAAGACATCGGCGTTGTCGATGTCGGATCTTACAGTGTGCAAGATTCTGGCCACTGGAAAACCTTCGCAGCCGTACTTCGGGTTACTCCGTGCTTCATCGCAGACCCATTCACAATCCCTATTGTATCCGCGGGGATCAGCGAGCTGGCAGAGTCCGTACCGATATCGCCTGTCGGCTTCGACGCGACTGTGCAAATCAGCGCGTCAGCGGGCGCGCAGGTAAGCATTTCAGGCGGCGACTGGGTATCATCAGGCCAGATAGACCCTGGCGAGTCGTTCGTGGCGCGAGGCACCTCCCCGGGCGCGTGGGGCGACACAGTTTCGTATCAGATCACAGTCGGCGACAGCCCTGCGGCGGATCTCACCATCGTCGCCCAAAACATGCTCCACTTCATCGCCGAGCCGGTGACGCTGGCAGTCCCCGGCGGCGCGACAAGCGCGCGCCTTGTTGCTGTTGGCGGCGGCGGCGGATCTGGAGCAAGAGAAACCGGATCTGCGTCTGCCGGCGGCGGCGGAGGGGCCATGGCATGGGGAGACTTCTCTGTTTCCCCGGGCGACATCATCGAGGCGTCAATCGACGGCACGGACGGGGTCGGCGGCGTAGATGGCGGCGGATTCTTGAATCGTGATGGAAAAGCTGGATCTGATGTGACGATTCGGATCAATGGCGTGACGATGATCCTCGCCAAAGGCGGATCCGGGGGGAAAGCGTCTACCGGCACAGGAACATATGCCGGAGGACTGGGTGGCGCAGCGTCGGCTTGCGTTGGCCCCAACAAGCAAAGCGGCGGCAATGGCGGCAGCGGAGCATCTACTATAGCGGGGGCTGGCGGAGGGGCTGGAGGATACTCAGGCCCCGGTGGTCGCGGGGCTTCTATCTCGCTAACTGCGCAAAGTGGGCAAGGTGGGGCTGGAGGCGGCGGTGTCTATGTTAATGGTTCCATCTCTGCCGGCTATGGCGGCGGGGTAGGGCTGTATGGCGAGGGGTCTTCCGGTGCGGCAGGCACCACTGCAAGCTACTCCACGGCTAATGGTGTAAGCGGATCAATACAGTCGCCGTGGCCTGACCTTGCCGCCCAACCCGGCGGTGGCGCCGGCGGTAAGGTGGCTGGCGGCCATGGCTCCAATGGCAGACCTCCAGGCTTCGCGATCATCTGGTCATGAAAATGATTCTCGTTCGATACGACGGCGAACAGGTGCTCAAGTACCCATACACATTGGGCGACGCGCGCCGCGAATATCCCCATGTATCGTTTCACGATGCCGTGACATCGGAAGATCTTCAGCCATTCGGCATTGCAGTAGTGCATGCGACTGACCTGCCAGCTTCCAATGGCTGCGACGTTCCATTTGAAACTGATCCCGTTTTTGACGGGAGCGCATGGCGCCAGGCCTGGCGTCTACGTCCAGCAAGTCATACGGAAACCAGATCCGCGAAGATGTCCGCGCGCCAGCGTCGCGACGATCTTCTTGCCGCCTCAGACTGGACGCAGCTGCCGGACGTGCGAATGGATGACATGGAGCGCGGCGCCTGGCGAAAATACAGACAGATTCTGCGCGACATCACGAGGCAGCCAGGCTTTCCGTGGGATCTCGCATGGCCGGAGCGCCCCCAATAGATCGGTCGTCGTGATGCTAATCTGTGGCGGTCTATTTGGGAAAATATCCCGGCCACATTTGAGGATCGCGACATGCTTGAATCCCTAAAAACCTTTTTCGCCGAGACGGTAGCGGCATTCAAGCCAAAATCGGTTTGGCTGTTGATCATCCCGGCTCTTTTGTTGCTATTCATTACCGACCCCGCGCTAGTGAAGACGATGATCCAGTGGAGCGCTTTCGCTCTGGTTCTTGCCGGCGTATCGATAATCGTCAGCATGCTTGTGTTCCCTCAGATCAAACTTTCAGAATTGGTTGTCGAAGCGCAGGAGAACGAATGCCTGCCATCGGCTATCGTTGCAGCAGCCCTGATCATCTTCTTCGGCATTCTGTTCTACTCGCTAGTCTTCTGGGCAAAGGCGTGACGCCAACGTAGGAGCCTGCCGTGATCCCGTCCCTGGCGCACGTCTACCTTCCGATTCTTCTGTGCGTACAGATGTCTGTATGGCCGCAGGCTCCAACACCGCATTACATTGCAGGGCTGATTGAGCAGGAAACCTGTATCAGCCTCCGACACTCTAAATGCTGGAACCCGAAGGCTGAATTAAAGACAAGCCGCGAATATGGATATGGGCTTGGACAAACTACGATCGCCTACCGCACCGACGGCTCTGTCCGATTCAACAAACAATCCGAGTTGCGCCAGGCTCACGCCAGTCTTCGCGATTGGACATTCGAGCGCCGCTTCGACCCCAAGTTCCAGCTGACCGCCATTGTCGAAATGACGCGGGGGATCTGGCGGCGGACAACGCCGGCGGCGTCAACAAAAGACCACTGGGCATTTGTCCTGTCCGCCTACAACGGCGGCGAAGCACACGTCCGCCGCGACCGCCTGCTTTGCCGCAATACCGACGGTTGCGACCAGAACAAATGGTTCGGCAACGTCGAAAAACATTCAGTCAAATCGCGCCAGCCGTGGAATGGCTACGGGCGCTCCCCCTACGAGATCAATCGCGGCCACGTCGCAAACGTGATCGGGCTACGGAGCGTAAAGTATGAACCCTACTGGAAATAAGGACTGCTATGAGTGGGGAAACTCTCGCCTTCATCTTGTTGGCTTTCAACTTGCTGATCGCCCTCGTTATGGCGCTTGGAGGAGCTGTAATGCGCGGCCTTCGTAACGATGTCGACAAGCTAAGAGAGACTGATTCTAAGCTGGCTGCAGACATTCGGGCATCAGATCAGCGACTAGCAACAGAGCTGAAAAACTGCGTTCAGAAGGACGATTTCAAGGAGTTTCGCGACGAACAGCGAAGCAATTTTCGCGAGCTTTTCGAGAAGATAGATAATTTTCACGAAAAGCTCGCAGGCAAAGCCGACCGAGGCGGACACAGATGAGCTTTTTGAAGCCCTATATTGGTTATGTTGTTGTCGCCGCTATACTTGCTGCAGCTGGATCCGGCTATATGTTTGGCCACTCCGTCGCAAAAGGTAAAGGGGATCTCGCTGTCTCCAGGCTGGAGAAGTCTCACGCTGACGAACGAACAGCCCAAGCACTGGCGCACGCCAATGCTGCCGCCGAAGCCCGTAAAACCGAACAATCGCTGCGCGACGACATTGACGCCGTTCAGGGAAAATATCAATTACTTGAAGAGGAAGCAGAGCGTGAAAAAGCTGAACACGATAGCATTATCGCTGATCTTCGGGATGGCTCTCGCCGGCTGTCAATCGCCGTTCGTAATTGTTCCTCCACCCCAGGGGGCACAGGTTCCGCCGCTTCCGGCGGCAGTGGGGCCGGCGTATCGAGAGCCGAACTTGAGCCGGAGACTGCTGGCCGAATTCTCGGAATCGGAAGAGACGGCGATCGCAACACCAGGGAGCGGAACGCCTGCGTCGAGGCCTACAACAAAATCAGGGCGCGACTGAATTCAGCGCCGTAATCCTTTGCGCTCTTTATCTGCAGCGCACTCAACACAAATACTGTATCCGTACTCCCGGCGAGCAGCGGGTATCGGTTCGCCGCATTCGCACTCAGGGGAACCATAGCCGTCGTCGCCAGCAGCAAACTTAAACTGGCTTGATTTGCGGGTTTCATTAACCCGTTTCCATTCCATTAGCTCTATTTTCTGAGCCTCGTCTTCAAACGACATTCTTCTTCCTCTGTGGCGCGGCAAAACAAGATCCGCGCCACAATCTTAGTGTCACGAACCGGTACCCCAGGCCGCGGTGATTGCTTCGGCTATGCGGTAGCTCAGTGGTAGAGCATTCGACTTTTAATCGAATGGTCGTGGGTTCGACCCCCACCCGGATCACCATCACTCAGCAGCCTGGCGTTCGTGGTCGAACATGAACCCCAGATCCCTGGCGCGGTCTCGCCATTCGACGGTTTCGCGTCCAGCGCTATCCAATCGATCATAGGCGTCCCACATGCGCAGGCTGGCCAGCCTGGCGATGTCGACGGCTTGAGCTGGCTCCAGCTTGCTGGCGTCCTTATTGGGCTTCGCGCGGCGCACGACGTCGGCCACGATCGGCGGCTTCGGCCACCCGCATTCCTCCAGCAGGATCACGCCGCTAGATGGCGATGGCAGGCACTCCAGCAGGCTGTCGTCCCATATCTCGGCAGGCATGGCGTAGTAGTGCTTCCAGACCCGTGGGGGCATCCTGAGCGTCTTGCTGTAGACGGCACGTCGGCGCGGTATCTGGCGACTTGGTGTCTTCTCGATATAGCCCTCCCATCCTGCGTGCTGGCGGTGCCACCACTTGTCTTTCTTGGCGTCGGCCTTCAGATCGCTTCTGCTGATTTTGATCTCGACGTCGATGACGCGCAGGTTCTCTGTCACTACGAGCAGGTCGCATTCGTGACCCGTCCAGTTGCAGTTTGGCACAACCACAAGGTACTTTCGCTGAAATGTCTGCCGCGCCAGGGCTGCCGCGATCTTGCGCTCCGACCAGCTCATACGACCACCGTGACGCGCTCGGCCGCCCTGGTTATGCCGGTATATAAATGCTTCGCGGCGTTTTCCCGAAAGACCCTGGACTCGTCGAATAGCAGGACGTTGTCCCACTGGGAGCCTTGCGACTTGTGAACAGTAATCGCCTCGCCGAATGTGAACTCGTCGAACTTCCGGCGATCCTTCCAGTCCAGCAGGTTTTCGGTTCCCGAAAAGAACTCCTTGCGCACCATAATGTCGACTGGCGACTTCTCGGGAGAATCCAGCGAGGCCGCGCGCAGCATGAACAGGTTTTCGCCGGCATACTCGGCACGGGTGGCTTCCCACATGGAGCCGTTTAGCAGCCCCTTTTCGCGGTTATTGCGCAAGCAAATCAGACGGTCGCCGACAACAGGATGCCAGGGCTTGCTGCCGCCGGTCATGCCCTTTATTGCGCGAACGCGCCCATTGAACGCATTTCGGGTCTTGTTCATACCGCACAGCAGCTGGTCGCTGGCCAGCACTATGTCGCGCATGGCGTCTTTCGTGATGTCGCCGCGGCGGATAACGCGGCTGTCGCCGTAGGTGCCGATCTGCAGCTGGCGACCCTCGCGGACTTCCATGCTCATGCGAATAATCGGGTTGTCTGCCGCCTGGCGATGCACGTCGGTCAGCATGACGTCGGGGTCGCCATTAATGAAATATCCCTCGCCCTTTACTGGGGGCAGCTGGGCGGGGTCTCCTAACACCAGTATCCTGGTGCCGAAGCTCAATAGGTCGCGCGCCAGATCTTCGCCGACCATCGAAACCTCGTCGACGATGAGTAGTCCGGCATGGGAAAGCGGACTGTCACCGTTGAGAATGAATGAAAAATCTCCGGTTGCCGGATCTTCGACGGACTTATAAATGAGGCTGTGTATAGTGCTGGCGCCCTCACATCCCTTCTTTTGGAGAACCAGTGCGGCTTTGCCGGTGAAACAGGCGTATAGCACTGATCCCTTCACCTCGTCAGCCAGGTGGCGGGCGAGCGTCGTCTTGCCCGTGCCTGCGTATCCAAACAGTCGGAACACTTGAGGCGCGGTCTTGCGTGGCGCGTTGAGCCACGACTTCACTTCTTTAATCGCGGATTCCTGCTGACTACTCCACATAAAACTCCCTGCTTAGAATAAATGCCGGGGACGGAGCGTCCCCGGACTGGTGGTGGCTATCGGTTAAGTTCGGCTTTCAGTGTGTTGGCCGCGCGGAACACGACTTTCGTTTTCTCTGGCACTTGAATCGCTTCGCCTGTTTTTGGGTTGCGGCTTCCGCGCGGCGGGCTCAGTTTGGTTTTCAGTTTCCCGACGCCGGGGATAACAACTTCGCCGCCTGTCGCGATATGGTTGGTGATCATGGCGCAATAGTTGTCTATCACCTCGCCAGCCAGTTTTTTGGTGATGCCGTTCATCTCGGCGATCGTTGTTGCTATTTCTGATTTCTTGAGCATTTTACTTTCCTTTTGGTTGGTGGATCAGGGTTGAATTATTTGCTGTCTGTGCCGGTGCTGCCAAAACCGCCGGCGCCGCGGGCGGTATCGGCGAGGTCGTCCGTCAAGGTGAATGATGCTCGTGGGGCGTAGATCACCATGGCTTGCGCGATCCTGCTTCCAGACGGCACGTCGAAGCGAAGAGGGCTATCGTTTCGCAGGCCGACAGTTATGTCGCCGCGGTAGTCCGAATCGATTACGCCGACCGAATTAACCAGGCTTACTCTGCTTTTGAATCCGTGCCCTGACCGGCTGAATATCAGCATGACGTGATCACTCGGGATCTCGACGGCTATTCCCGTTCGGCAGTGTAGAACGCCGCCGCAAGCGCCAATCTCTCCGCTCTCCAGTGCGTGCAGATCAAAGCATCCTGCGCCATCGGTCTGGTACTGAGGGATCCGCGCGTCGGGGTGCAGTTTCTTGATTTTTACGTTGATCATAATTTTGTCCTCGGAGGGCAAAGCCCGCCTCAAGGTTATTGTGGTTTGTAATTCGACGTCGACGTGTAGGTGTTCTTGCGCTCCCACTCCTCCAGGGCGTCGACGGGGTAAAGTATCCGCCCACCTATCCGCCGGTAGGGCGGCGACGTTCCCAGATACCGCCAGTTAGCCAGTGTCCGCGGCGACACGCGGCCCTCGTAGCGGTCGGAGACTTCTTGGGGTGTCAGGTGTTTTTTCATGGTCAGAACACTTCATCTTCGTCTTCGGCTTCCGGGATAGTGGTGTCCTGTTGTGCGGCCTCGGGTTCAGGCGCGGCTTGTGCAGGCGAATCGTTGTTTGTGAGATTCTTGCTGTCAGGCTCGGCGGCCGGCTTTGCCGCAGCCGATGGCTTTGCGGCCTGCTTCTCT